CATGAATTACTTGCCAGGTTTTGATACCTACCAAGATATGAGCATACCTCAACCTACAGAATGGTATGAGCCTAGGGCTATATATACAGATGTCACTATAGATGATAACTATGTTGGGTATGGGATTATGTTAGGTAGTAATATAAATACACTGTCAGGTATGGTATCTGAACAGTCAGAAGATTTATTTGGAGGATAATATGGCAGAAGAAGAAGTAAAAGTTGTAGAGGTGGAAAGAGTCTCTTGGTACAATAACCCTGAAGGTTTTGACAAGTGGAGAGTTTTCCCTAGGCTTTTAATTAGTTTATATGGAGCTATGTTCTATAAAACATCAATGTGGTTTATGACATTACCAGACCCTACAAGTGCTCAATCAGCATTTGTATCTGTAATAGTAGGTGCAGGNGCTGCATGGTTTGGTTTGTATGTAGGCAAAAAATAGGAGGACAATATGAAAAATTTATTACCTAAACTTCAACAGTACATCACNATTATAGGGGTGATCACCGCAATAGGTGGNGGCTTTTACACTTGGGGGCAGTTTAATCTTCGTCTTGATCAGATAGAAGCTAAAACTAAGAAAAGTGTTAATCTTAACCCAGTAAAAGAATCTGTTGCTACATTAACTACTAAAGTAGATAGTCTTGAAAAAAGATTAGATAGAACTGAAAGTAGATTAGACAAGGTAGGCAATAACGATAATCCGTTAGCTCAATAATTTACAACATAAATACTTACCATTTAAACTATTGATTGGACAAAGGTCACTTTCCTGTGTATACTACAATTAGTAACATAGGAGAAATATCAGTGGAAAGTATATTTTTACATCTAGCATCTGGTTTAGTGATGCTTTTGTGCTTTTTACAAGTGTTCTGAAAAAAAATAATCGTTTAAATGCTCATACAGAGCTTTTTAATATGTTTNAGGTACTGTAATATCAAAAATAAACAATTTTGTTGTACGAGCTTCTATTCTCTTTAGAAACAGTTTTACATAAATTTGTATGATTTTTCTACTAATTCTTCAAACTCTCGCTTAAATTCTCGTAGAAGATTGGTCAAGGACAGTGTACCTTCATAATCTTGATTCCATTCATCCATCGTCTTTCTAAAAACTTCAGGATTCACTGACTTATTTTCAAGGTACACTTTCCCATCTTGTGAAAGCTCAACAGTAAATTGAGCCAACAAAGCTCTAGTCTTTGGTTTCGGCTTTTCCTGTGTCATCTTTTGCTTTACCTATTATAGTCTTGGTAACTGGATCAACCTCAACATGTTGCATACTTCTAAAACCTGTCAACATGTCACTTACCTCTGCATATGGTAATCCTGCTAATTTTTGCAAGATAATATTTGCTAAGTTTTCCTGCATAAGATAATATTTTACAGGTTGGTAAGCCTCATTGATGTCTGGAGTATCAGGATTATCCGCCTTAAATTTTCCATCTTCAGTGTGAGCTCGTTTCTTTTCATCGTCTGCCATTTAGACCTCCTTATCGTCTATGAATAATGCTGTTATAGCATAGTGAATTATTTTTAACAAGTCCTTTCTCCGATCTTTTTTTGCACCTTTCTTTCCATATCTCTGTGCATACTTCATAATATTTCCTATACAGAAACCAGTACCATGACCAGCATCTATAATAAATTCTGTTGCCTGATAATTACTTTTTGAATAGTGTTGTGTGTATGTATCTTGTATGTAGGCATATACACCATTCAATATATTTTGTTCATCATATTTGTATTTAATTGATGTCTTTTTTATTGGGCTTGAACGCAACGACATTATCTCCCCTCTCCTCTATCTCTCTTTCTCGTTTTCTTTCTAATTCATCCATTATCATCTTATTACCTTTTTCCATAACAGTCGACTGTTCTGTTGTAGCCATTTGCATAAGACCAGCAAACAGAATATACATCTGTGTTCCTGTGTATGTGTCTAAATCAGAAGGTAGCAAATCTGCACCTACTATTTCAAAACCTTCATCTTCAGGTTTTAATATTATATACATATTACCTTCTTTCAAATCAAGCTCCTTTAAAAATTTATCTAACTTTTCATTTCTTGCAAACTCTATCTTGTAAAAATCATCATCAGCCATTTAGCCACTCCATAGGTACTAAGCTTTCAGCCCATAAAAATTTATGCCTATCGCACCAATCTGCGTATGTAGTTTTAGATGTTCTTGAAATCTTATTATCAGCATTAACAAAAACAAATCTTATATCAAGATCAGGATATTGTTCTTTTATAAGTAGATGTTTAACTCTATCATTTGTTGTTAGTCTTCCTTTTGTCTCTATGTATATTTTAGATTCTGGTAGGTAGAAGTCTGGAGTATAGTTTCTTATCTTAGGAATATAATCAAACTTTACTTTCTCATACTGAAAGTCTACTTTGCGTTTGCCTAAGTCTGCAGCTACTTTAACTTCAAACTTTGATCTGTATGGTAATCTATATCCTGACATCTTTTGGTTTTTCTCTTTCTAATAACAAGTGTAGTTCTTCTATTATTGTTCTTTGGTATTCTTCTGCGTTATCATAATCTATAACATCATAAAATCTGTTCATCAAAACAAACATAATAGCTTTGTTACCTAACAGGTACTTTATCTTTTCCATAGCTTCGTCTAACATAGCCATACCTCTTTCATATATAAATGGCTGAGTCTTTGACAGCATAGTATATATAGGAACAGTATAATCGCTATGTCGTAGTTCTTTTATAATACTGTCTCCGCCTATCATAGAATAGTTATCAGGATAAACATAAAAAATATTTTTATTCTCTTTAAAGTCTGCCATAGTAAGATTATGCATTTTAAGTATGGGCATTTTTTACTACCTTAGTATACCACACATAAGGTGGATTCTTTGCTCTGGATGTATGCTTAGGCAAATATTTAGCATGTTTCCAACAATGATGCCTAAACCCACAAAAACCACATTCTCTAGGTAAAAGCTTATTACCAGTAGGCTCTCCCTTTTAAATTTCATCGGTAGCTTTAAATTGTTTTTCTACTCTTTTTGTTTTCTTTAATTTGCGAACATTTACAGTAGCAGCTTCTAGTGCCTCTTTCTTTTCTTGGGCTTGAGTAGCTGGAGCTTCACATACTGTAACTTCTCCAGAAGATTTATCTACCACAATCCACCCACCAAAAGGCATGTTCTCACCTTCTGCGTAGGAAAAACCTTGTACAACATATCCAAAAGGATCATCGTCTTTTACTTTCTGATATCCACCAAATTCACCAAACTTATTTTGAAAGGCGTAAGGACTGGCAGATTTAATATCAAATACTTTTTTATCTATGATAACATCTAGTGTTCCATTAACTTCAGTATCATCTAAAGTTATTGATGTAGGTTTTTGTTCATCCTCTACATTAACTCCAGAAGCTTTCATAATAGCTATTAAAGCTGCTTCTACTAAATCGCCTAATAGGAACCGCATTATAGCATTATAACTAAATGATTGTTCAATACCTAATTGCTCACATTGCTGTTGACATACTGGTTTACCAATACCAGACAGGCGTAGGCGAAACTCCCTAGGCTCTCTAGAAAATTGTTTTTCTAAAGCCTGACCGCAAGCTTCCTTAAATTCGTCAACTAAAGAAGGAGGCATCTCAGCCTCCCCCTTCGTAGCTCTACTCAAGAAATCCTGTATGAATACTTGAATATCACTCATTATGCTTCGACAGCAGCAAGGTNGATAGCATCCACGCCTTCACCATTTTTGGCTTCAGCATGCTCTTCTGACACTCGGAGATTGTAAGAATTTATCCTATCTGCGAAAGCTACAAGTAGCTCTCTATCGTCTTTAGATAAATCTACAGTATCAGAAATAGTCAAGTTAGTTGAATAGTAGATGGTTGCCCCATTCTTATGTTTTATAGAATGAGCCTTAGCTACTACATTAGGAGAAAGTAAATTCTTCTTATCAACATCTCTAAAGTATTGAGATATTGCATTGTAGCTTGAGCCTTTTCCATAAAATACTACAGGAACATTTTCTACTGGACTATCTTCACCAGTAGCTGTTTTGCCATCTGTTATTGTTACTAAACCATACAGAACTTGATTACATTTAACAAGTGCTGAAGCAGCAGCTTCTGGACTGTCTAAACCAATTTCCGTAATTTCATTTTTGGTGAGCTTACCACATTTAAAGCCCCCCTCTGTATCAGGAAATTGATCGTTGAGCTTGGCTTGTTGCGTAGTGCGAACTGAATATGCACCCTGCTCATTATCCCATAAGCTATACATAAACCTTCTGATAAAAATCCTAAAGTTAACTTCTTTACCAAATACTTTTTCCCTTGTTTCAGGATTGTATAAAGCAAANTGTCCTCTAGGTAAGGTGTTACCCTCATCATCTTCAGGCGAATGATTAATTGATAGTCTAGCTANAGAGTCTCCGCCTTGAGGCTTATCTTCTCTTTGACCAATCAATTCTGCCAGTTGGTCTGCAGACACTTTATCCAAAATCTTTTGGAATTACGAGGTCTGAGTTTTCGTTTGTCGCTAATTGTGTCATATTATTACTCCTTGTGAGTTGACTTAACACTATTATATAGTAGAATATTAAAGTAATGCAAGCATTAATTTGAAAAAATTTCTTCAGTATCTAACCAGTTGCTTCCAATTTTGATTTCAATGCCTACTGGCATATCATACTCTATTCCCCATCTCCTCTTGGCTTGCTGGGGTATGGAAAGCATACACTCTTTGACAACATCAATCACTTGATCCTGTTCATCAGGATGTACATCCACTACTATACTATCATGTACTGTATTACAAAGTAGGGATTTAAGATTGTTTTTCTTAAATGCCCTAAAGGTTTCCACAAGTGCAGACGGAAGTAAATCTGCTGTAGCAAANCCCTGTACAGGATAATTCTTTACACTCGTTCCATGAGTAATTCCTCTGGCTGTTCTTCTTACATAGGGAAATCTGTATTCCCTACCTGACGGAAGAGTCACAACCTTATATTTCAATGCTTGTTTAGCTAAATCCAAATGCCATTCTCCTATCTGAGGATATATATCTGTAAACTCAGAATAGTATCTATGTATATGCTCAGGTAAACCCATACCTGTAGCACCATATAAAGGAGCAAAGGTGTGTGCTTTTGCGTTCTGCCTTTCCTCTTTTGTTATCTCATCTTTTTCTTTACCAGTTATTATTGTAGCTGTCAAGTTATGAACATCTACACCACCCTTGACATTTTCATAAACATGCTTATCTTGACTAAGATAGCCTGCTACTCTGTATTCTAGTTGAGCATAATCGCCCTCTAGGATATGACCCCCCTCAAATCTAGACACCACAGCCCTACGAACTGGAAATGTTTTACCTCTAGGCATGTTCTGGAAGTTAGGACTCCTAGATGATAAACGACCAGTGCTTGTTACACACTGCATAAACTGAGGATGAATACGATCACTATAATCTAAATTCTTTTCTATGCCTTCTACAAAAGTTTTAAGGTAGGTTTTTATTGCATTAAATCTTAGGTAGCGTTCTATAAAAGTAAATGCCTGTTCGTTACTTCTTTCCCTATATAGTGATAAAGCATCTGCATCTGTTTTAAATCCTTGAGTACTACAAGACATCACACTTATAGGTGCTAACTTAAATCCTGCTACCTCATTAGTAGGCATGTACTTTATACCTACCCCCCCACAAGACTTACATATATATCTAGCCTTACCCCATGTGCCGTCTTTTCTTTTCCTAGACACTCTTCCATAACCACTACAAACATTACATCTAGTAGCTTCTGTTCTATATTGTACTATAACATTACTAGCTACTGCTCTTTTAAATTGTGCATCTGTCATAGGTGTTCTGCGTTTAGGTTTTCTTGTGTTNCCTCTCACNTCCATACCCAAGATTAAATGTCTGTGCCCAAGTCTTCTTATTCTTAACACCTCTACTAAATAGTAATTTTGATCTATCTTCTGGACTAGCAAGATTAATAGGNGTATCACCCATAACTCTCTTAATCTCNTCATTAAGATACTTCTCTAACTCGTTNGCNTCTAANGTATACTCGTGCTTAACTTTGTTTTAAGGCTTGGCGATCTATCTTGATACCATCCTTTTCCATTTCTGCTAAGACTCTAGTTACCTCAAAAGACAGGTACAGTGTAGGCTGCAATTTGCTCAATGCTTTTACCCTCTTGTTTTGACTGACTTAAAGCTACCTCATAGGTAGACTGCACATCAGCTATTCCATATTCTTCTACTATTTCATGCGGTATTATATCAAAACCCATACCATCACGCAAGTACTTTTCCAATATATCTTTTTTCTTTTTTGTAACTGTCTGATGTCTACGACAACATTCATCAAGACTTAGAGGCACCTTAACTCCTCTTGCCCATATGTAATCGAACACCATAGTATCATAGACTGCACCACTATACACAAACCCAGCAGCAAACAACCACTGTAAATCAAATTTAATATTATGACCCAGTAGAACATCTGCTCATTCTAGTGCGTCTTGTACTATCTTCATATTATTTTCTGTAGGCTGTCTGTCTGCATGATAAAACCATACATACTCGACAGGCTTATCGTCTTCTTTAAATCCTACAGACACTAATTGATTGCCTTCTGTATAAGGAGAAGGATCAGAGCCTTTGTCTGTTTTTATAAAGGTAGTTTCTACATCTAATGTTAAAATCATTCGTAGTACCTCCCTGTTAATTTATCTATCTCACAAACAACATGACCATGCCAACCTGATATCTTATTCTTAGATACATTTAAGAATCTAGTATCATCATCTTCACCAGGATTTTTACCTATACCTATTATAATATCTGCCTCTCCAGCTTTCCCTGTCTTAGAGCCATCAAGCATAGCAAAGTCTAGTAATTGCCTACCATGAGCATCATAACTAGCTTGAGATACAGCCCACACCATACAGAAATTTCTGTTGGCTATCTCTCTAGCGTTTACATATAGCTCTTTCAACCTTTCATCTCCTCTACCAAACTCTCCGTTTATTTTAACCTTATCTAGTTGGTCTACAAACAGTATATCAATTTTATTTAATTTTGCAAACTGATCTATCTCTGCTATGTCTGAGCCTACAGAATCCATAATATATAAATTTTCTTCTATCTCTCTTTTGTATACTTCTTTCATCTCAGGCAAACTATCTTCATAGTTATCCTTGTGAACATTAAAGTAGGCAGTTAATATCCTAGCCTTCATTCTTTTAGCTGTCTCTTCATTCATTATGTAACCAACCCTATGCCCTTTGCGTATTGCTTCTGCAGATAGGAAAGCACAGAAAGATGACTTACCACTCTCAGGGCGAGCAAAGATAATCCCTAGATTGCCTCTATAGGTTCCTGATACTTCATCATGTAATGTTGTTAATGGGAATGGAAAATCAGGGTCTTCATCAAACTCTTGAAACAATGTCTCTACATCTGTTTCTTCTCTCTGCATTGACAGTATGCCTGTAGCAGAATCCTGATTTATTATTTGATCTACCATTTGGCGTAAGTCACCAAAGTTTGTAGACTCACCATTCCAAATGTCTATTGCTGTTTCTCCTACCTTACGAGCCATCTCTCTATGCCAGAACTCAGTCAGCGTATCTAATACAAACTGAGGATCACCGTCAACATCTTCAGGTATGTTTTTTATAGCCTCTTCTACAGCTTCTCTGGTAGAGTCTGGCATGGCAGGATATAAATTCCTATGTACTAAATATAAGTTGTCTTTCGATAAGTCTCCTTCATACTTGGTATGATAGTGCATTATCGCATCAAAGATAGTTTTGTATTTCTTATCAAACATATCTTTGGTAACTAAGGCTTTCGCCTTTTCAAAGTTTTCCCTACTTAAAAGTAGTGCTATTATCTGTGGCTCCATGTTTTTCTCCTAAAAAGGTTGAAGCAGTATACTAATTATTCTACACTTAGTCTATCTGAATTTAATGTTTCTCCTACAGGATTACCCTGTTCGTCTATTTCTTTTTGTTCTAATGATATATTCATACTGAACGATCTTCTCTCACCTTCAGATTTAAAAGGATATACCATATGTATCAAATCACCTGGAAATACAAAAAAATCTCCTGGAGTGGGTTTAACAAGAAAAGTATGCGAGTGCATCCTACCTGACGAACCATGTAAAAATTCTATGTGCCCATTCGCAGGGTAATGGTCTTTGTAATCCTCTTCCCATTCTTTATCTATTTCAGGAGGTAGCTTTAAATACCCTACACAAGACAGATCGCATGAAGTGTGTACATGTGCAGGGTTGTATTCTCCTGCATATTGACGAACAATCCACG